TTTTGTAGTACTTGATTATACAAATCATTTATCAAGTATTTATTATATAAGTTATCTTTACCAACTTTATATTCTGGAAGATTAACTATAGGCTAATCATTTAATACAGCACCCATTGTCTATTCTATTGGAGGAAGCTCTATTGAATGTTCAAAAACAAATGGACCAGATTGTTCTATCGGAACATCTATCTCTGGTTCTGGACCTCTACCAACAGGGGGCAATATAGGCTATTTAAATGGCTTCTAAGCGTTCATCTCTATAGCGTTGGCCGTTTCCTAAGGTACAACCTAAATAGGCTGCTACACGGGCTCTAAAATAGGTTTTGGATAAACTAATGGCTACCCATAGTGCACAGCTGCAGCTTTCCTTATAGATTGCATACCAGCTAAGTTCTTTGTATACTAATCTAATGGTGCTTGAAAATAACCAACACGTTTGAGTTCTTTAGCATAATCATTTACAGTATCAGCATTTAAAGCCTTCTTATACTTACCAGCCATATCGTTTAAATATGCCTCAACAAATTCTGCATCATTTTTATAGCTGTTATAATCTTTCCCATTATAACCATATCCACCATAATTGTGAGCTCTTTGTGCTAGAGGGCTAGTACCATATGTACTCTCAAATGCCAACTGGCTCATTATATTATCATACGTAGACCTTTTTGTATAACCGCGCCTTAATAGACCATTATAAACCAATGGTCCTAACTTATTAGCAAAAGCCTAATATTTATTAGGCTAATTGCTATTAGGTTTCTTAATCTGTTTCATACGTATCACTTTTCACCAGTTACTTTATTCTTTAAAGCTGTAGAAGCCTTAATCTTCTCTCTCTATAAAGCAGCATCATCTTTCTGCTTCTGTAAAGCCATTTCGTGGCTCATACGCGTCTTTTCTAAGTTTATCTTAGCATCTTCTATCTCGCGCTTCTAACGAGCCTCATAACGCTTTAAATAAGCCTCCTGGTCAATCTTGCGTTGCTCTGTAGCATCCTTTGCAATCTCCATAGGATCTGGTATGCCATTCATATTAGCATCCTTATCCTCAGTACCACGATATGCACTAATCTCAGCTACTGCAATCTTAGTCTGATTATCAGCATCAATCTTATAACGTTCAAGATCCATCTTAGCTTCTTCAAGCATAAGCTCTTGCTGTTTAGCTTCATTCTGCATTTGTTGCAATTGTTGCTGTTGCTGAGCCTCAGCTTCTTGCTGCTGCTGCTGCATTTGCTCTTGACGAGTCTGCATATCCTTAAGTTTCTGCTTAAGTATATTGAAGTTATCGTTTGTAAGAATCTCAGCTGCCTCAAGTAAGCTTGCACCATTTTGCATAGCTGGCTGTATAAGCTGTTGTAACTTCTAGATATTATCCATATCTTTAGATGTATCACTTACAAATACATCCATGTCTTCATAATAGAACTTCTTTGCTATATCTATAAAGGCTCTTTCGCCATTATCAAATACATATGAAAGTTTCTGTTTACCAGTACCTTCCCAAGCGCCTTTAGCTGTATTAAGAAGCATTGTCATTACATGTCTCTTACACTGATTATGAACCCAGAATAAAGGCTCTGTAATGTGTGACGACTGTGTTACAGACCTTTCTACATTACCAACAAGTTCTGATGTACTAATAGCACCTTCTCTCTGAGATGTAATACCAGATATAGTTCCAGCTAATAATTCTATCTTATCCATTAGCTATATATACTCTGATATAACTTGAGACATTGTTAAGTCGAGAGATGTAATCTGGTTAAATGTAGCTGGCTTACCACCTTCACGCCCAGGTATATTCCAACCCTCTTCATAAGGATTAATAAAGTTAACACCTACAGAAGATAGATAATGCATCCATCTATCAGGTGTAATATTCATAGACTTAGGAATCTAAGTAATATCCATATTAATAACCTTACCTTTGTCTCTAGCTATAGCAAGTTCAAGCCTATACCACAATACAATATACATATATTGTAATGGCTTTAATATACTCACTAAAGATCTAGGTCTACTGTTTGTTGCACTATATACACAACCACAATATGGAAGCTTTTGTGAATTTGGATTATCAATACTTACGTGTTGGTATTCAAGTGGTTGTATTCCGAAATATAAATCAGAACCAGCTCTATATCCTTCCCATACTTCTATAATCCAATCTGGTTCTATAGAAACCTCTGTACCTACAGGTTTATATGTTTCATCACATATTGTAACCTAAGGCTCTCCAGCCTCATCAAGAACTGTAACATAGAAGATCTTTTTAAATGATTTCCAACACACATGCCATACGTTAATAGAATGCTTATTCTAAAATGATAAACCATCTTTATCATATATATGCATTGTTATGTGGTTAAAATCATCAACTGGCCCTTTCTCTGGCATATCACCAATAGGTGTTCCTGATAAGATTTCATTAAGCCTATTAAGATCTTTCTCATCCATCTTATCATTATATCTATCATATATCTCAGCTACTGGTAATCTCATCTTACGAACACACCAAGAACCATCTTCTATGAATTCCAAGTCTGGACATTTGTCATAATCAAAGTCCATAGGATTTACACGCTCTGCGTAAGGTTCTCCATTTTGAACTCCTACGTAGTATACTTCAGTTCCACTAATCAAACCATCTTTCCAACCTTTGATAAACTCATTATGTAATGAAAGTCTTTCTTTAAGGTATTCAAGTGTATGATAAGCAGTATTCTCTACAATATCTTTGTACTCTTTATCCATATACTTAGCTATAGCTTCTGGTGGCATAATCTCACCACTCTGTAGCTATTGCTAAAACTACTGTTGTTCTTCTGGGCCCATCTTAGATTGTATAGCTGCCATCATGTACTACATAAGCATTTCTTTTTCCTTATCTTGTAGTTCTGATACAGCTTCTTGAGATGTGCGAACAACTCTAAAGTTTAATGGTCTTTTAGTCTCTTCACCTATAAGCAAATCAATCTTAGGTCTAATAATATTAAAGTCCTAAGGGGTAGCAGGAAAACCATCATCTACCTTAAATGGATTTGTTATACGCTTAAAGTCTTTCTCGTCAAAGATACTGTTATATAAGTTGTAATAGGTCTACATCTCGCCATGCTGCGTATCACGCCTACCGCCGCCAGAAGTAACATTGCCTTCACCTATTATATAATCCACACAGTCATGCTGCCACTATTCATCTTTCTTAGTTAGAGGGAGCTTCTGCTATGGAAATGCGGCACTATATAAATTATCTTTTACTCCTATCATTGTTAAAATGTAAATACAGGTATGTCGTCTTGCTGCTACTCATCGTTCCACCAAGATTGGCCAAACAATGGCATTTCAAAGAGTTCAACCTATTTGTTTTCTTCTTTACTTTTAGCTACCTTTACCTAATAGAGTTCTTCTCTATACATCATAGTCATACATAATGCTATGACTCTATCGACGTTCTTTACGCCATCATTTTCTATAAGTTCTTCTATTAGAGGCTCGCTATATATTCTTTCTATATTAGGATGTCCTGGCTCAAATTCATCCATAAGCCATTCAAGTATTAATCCTTCTCCATATGCTCTAATAGATTTAGTCATATGGCATCCTTTTCTTCTTTGTACTTTTGAATCTTTAAATACTTCTGAGATTATCTTATCTGGCTAATCTGCTAATAGATAATCACAATGTTTATTTGTGAAGTAAGGATAAATACCTTTACGTTCATTCTCAAACAACAATCTCGCATTATAAAAGATTAAAAGTTTTCGTACATTTTCATAGTACTCTTCAGCAGTATCAGGTCGTCCTGAATATTCTGCCACAATAACATCATTCCAAGCTTCTCCAGCTTTAACACGTTTAAATATAAATGTTGACCCAAGTGAATTAGTAAAAGATTCATCATGGTCGTCGGTTATGTTATCGTATAGTTTTTTATCTATACTTCTATATGTCCCCATATAGCCCAGCATACATCATCACTATAAAAGTGTCGGGTGTTCGTGGATGGATTATATTTATTCACCATCTATGCGTTACACTGTTATACTGCCTTTCGCAATCAGTATAATTAGCACGGAATTGTCTGTTCTAGATGTTTTCCGTTTTTACCCGATTTTAAATCCGCTGACATTACGCGTACGGATCGCATCCTCCTATATATAATCCAAATGGAGGATCTTTAATTGGGTACTCCCATATTACTATAGAACCATGTGGCTTATCGTCTTTCTTCAAATGATACGTTGTTATATCTCCAGACTTCTTTTCGGTAGCTTTAACCTATCCTTCTCCATCCCAAGCTAAGTCTACTATGTGTTTCATATTTCGTAGTTTCTCATTTGTTCTAATACGTGTTAATTGATTCATTAACAACTATCTTGGGAAGATATTCTTACCGAGCTCCAATACAGCTTCTTGCGGCTTTAATGGACGCTCTGATATAAATCTATCAATAGATGTCTGAGATGCACCACCATCTTTTACTTTGTTTCTCTAAGCGATAAGTTCTTCTATAGCTTTCTCTCTAATACTATTACCATACTAATCCATGAACTTCTACTTACCATTATCGTCAGTAGATTCCATATTAGACCATGATGGAACAAAGAATCCACATTTAGTCTACTCTTGACCATCATCCCAAATGTTCGGAAAAGCCAAACAGTTGAACGCTTCTGGCTTATAGAACAAATTTTTAAGACCATCAAAGGCGCCACCTTCAGTACCACCAGTACCGAAAGCAATCAAAAGACCAAAAGCTACACCGTCGTCAGTTTCTACAGCAGGCTGCTCAACTCGCCATGCTGTTTCAAGATTAGGGAACTTACCACCCTCTTCAAATAGCACAAGCTTACCACGAGTACCACGAAGTCTTTCAGGATCATTCTTAAGTGTGATACCTGTTATACTTGACAAGTAACCTTGCTCAGTCTACTTACCAAACTCATCAGTAATCTTAAAACCAGCAACACGTTCCATACGTGTGCTTGTAAGACGTTGTTTTGACCAAGCTGTATTCTTATCTATAAAATCCATTATTTGCCAAGCTTTAGTAAGAAGACCATCACCAATCAAGAACTTCTATTCTGAAGCTACAGCAAAACTTTTAGATCCGGGTATTAACTCATAATTACGTACTAACATAGATGCTCCTTTAAACGAGTACCCACGCTGTCTTGATTTAAGCACAACTAAATGCTTACCTTCAGTTTCAGCTTCTTCTATGGCGTTAAAGTAATAGTAGTCATAATCCCAGAAGTTTGGGAACTCCAATATACGTTCACGTCTTGTACGTTTATTACCATATCTATCTGTATACTCAACCTCACTAAGTTTCATAATTGGGCTATAGTTAAGATAAAAGTAATTATATCCACTTATAGCATCACCGTCAGGAGCAACATATCCGTATAGACATCTATTAGTTTCTTCATCCCAGTACTTTATATAATCAGTAGTTCCTGGAGGAGCTAATGTATAAGCACCATGTTCTTTAAAGAATATAGCTGCCTATCTAAATTTATCACTATTATAAATCTTCTTATTAAAGTCAACCATAATTATTTAACTGTTTCATATAGACCAATAACACCACCACCTTTAACCTTACCAGATTCAAGCTGTTCTGCTTTAGCTTGCTTCATAGCTATGTCTAACGATTTAACTACTCCGCTAACATCTTTAAGTATTCGTGTGATTTTAAGTGCCGTATCTATATCCATACTACCTTCTGAATACTAATTCAGAGTTTCAATCAATCCCTCTGCTGCTGACTATGAAGATGAAAGCAGTCTGGTTCCAGGAGTCTGTTGAAACTCCTGAAACCTTTTTGCTAATATCATCATCTCGGCAGTAGGTTTATATTTATCATCATTGAACATATCTTTACCTACAACAGACTGTCTTTCTTTCTCTGGATAAGCCTCGTATGGACTATTCCATTTATATAGCCAAATGATATATTCAATCTCTTTTAGCGCCTAAGATTTATCTTCAGCATTATTATAATACTCCTTAAATGGAGGTATTGCTAAATCATAAGTGCTAAGCTTTATCTTACCACCTTGTATATCAAACATTATTAAATATTTTTAGCTAATATTTCACCTGCATGTATGTTATCGCTTGTAACACCGGTTACATACGGATCTAAGTTATCAAGATCATCTTTAGTAGTAGCCGTCCATACTTCAAGTGCACAATTCTTTAAAACAAGTGTATCTACAGCGTCAGAATCAGCAACTTTAAGATTGTTAATATTTGCATCTAAGAATAGATATGCTTTTGATGCTGCCGCATCATTATTATATTCATCTATCTTACTTAAAACTGTAGTCCATTGTGCATCTGATTTTTTGAGTTGGTAAAAATAAACAATACCATATCTGTAACTTTGATCTACACGCGCCATAAGTAGAAGCGTATAAGGTACAGAAGCTATAAATGTAGCATTGCCTCTTAAACCACATCTATTAACAATGTCAAGTATTTTAATACAATATCCCTTACCACTATATCTAGGGTTAGTTGTATCCAATGTATTAGGATCTGCCATTTTGCCTTGTTTTATCTCAATGTATGGATGCAAACCACATTCTTTACAAGTTTTACAGAACTCTTCAAGAGTATCAGTTTTCTCATTATTAGGACCATGGAAAGCAAGTATTTCATCAAGTGTATGTTCTTCATACTTGTAAGAACCTTGAGTTGTAGTAACTGTTCCGTTTGTCCAGCCAGTTGGTAAATATGGATCATGACTAACAATAAACTTACCATCAGTTGTCATATATGTATCAGTTTCAACATATCTCCAGCCTTCTTTTGCAGCAGCTCTAAATGCAGCTAAAGAATTAGCTCTTTCTGTAACATGGTAGCCTTGATGTGCTATACCACGCATAACCTTATCATCTCTAGTATGATCTTTTGGGAGAACTACTGTTTGTGTAGTGCCTGATGTTTGTGAACCACCACCAGAATTTGGTTTAAATGCCTCATTAGATGTATGTAGCATTATCTTTCCAAAAGATGATAGTGTGTCAACTTGAACACCTGGATTATCAGTAGATGGTGTGTCTACTAAGATAACATACTTACTATCTGTGGTAACTGTATATTTCTTAGCAGCAGCATTCCAATCCGCCATACCAAATTTGTTATCAGAAATCTTCCAACCAACATACATTCTTAAAGAATCTGGAATTGTAATAATATCACCTTGCTTTAAATCTGCTTCAAAATAAACTCTTTTATAAGCTGGATTTATAGTCCATGGTGACAAAGGTTTTATTGTAACATTTCCATTAGTAAACCTTGATGTTATATCTACATCCCAAGGACCATTATCAACAACTGGTTGTGTTGTAGAAGATGTGTTGTTTTGTATTTCAGATATAACTTGTTGTAGAGTTTTTGCTACGTCTGAGTTATGCCCATTAAATCCACCAATATCCTATATGTAAACTTTTCCGTTTCTTCTAACCTCTAAAGCGTTCTTTCTCTCATCTTTAGTTCCTGCACCAACTGAAAATACATATACATCATCACCAGTTAATGCTTTTGATACATTATAATAACCTACCGTAATTTCTGAACTATTAGATACATTTAACCCATATCCGAAAGCTGCAGAGTTAAATACTTTATCAACATTAATATCGGTTCCAGACATTATACAAATAGATCCACTATTAACTATATTACATCCATTTATAATATCCGTTTTACCAATACTGTATATATTGAAAAATGGAAGTTTTCCAGTAGGGTCTTTGATAAAATTTTTAAGATTTGCACTAGTTAGTTTTATATGCTTATCATCAACATCAGTTACAGTATAACTAAAGTTTTTAATCGAATTAGCATCTCCTTCATTTATTAAAATTTTATCATTTTTAACCTCTGTATTATATAACAAAATGCTTGATCTTTTTATCAAATTATATAATGGGCTATTTTTATCAACTTCTACAATGATGTTGTTATCATCAACCTTAGTATATGTAGGGGTCTAAGCTATCTTATATGAAATTATATGATTATTTTTTGAATTTGAAAATATATAAGAGCCA